AAAGGCGCAAATCAACCGCATCATTGCCGGAATTGCCGCGCTGTATGGCCAGGTGCCTCCTGCTGCCATCGAACCCAAAGCCGATACCGATACCGATACCGATACCGATACCGATACCGATACCGATACAACATGGACAGGTCCGACCGTGGCTGCAATTAACGCGGCCTTCGGGGTGCCGCCAGTCCCCGTTGTCACCACCACGGAGCCCGACCCCGCAGCGGTCTTTGGTGCCTGCCCTTTGCCTGTGGCTGCAGATCCATTGCCGACTGCCCCCGTGGAGCCGCAGGCTGGCGTTCCACTGCCGCCCAGCGCATCGTTACCCCCTGCTCCACCGCCCGCCCCCACGGCAAGTGTTGCAGCCCCCACGGGCTCTGTGCAAACCGATAAAAACGGCCTGCCATGGGATGCCCGCATCCATGCATCCACCAAGACATTCAACGCCGACGGCACCTGGCGCGGTCGCCGCAATACGGACGCCAACATCATTACTGCGGTGGAGGCCGAACTGCGCGCACTGATGGCTATTCCGGCGCAAGCCCCCGCAAACATTGCGCCGGTAGCTATCAATTCTGTAGCACCACCGCCGCCCCCATGCCCTGCCCCTGTGAGCCCAACCACCCTGGCCGAAATGATGCCGCTGCTGACCACCGCCATGCTGGCCGGTAAGCTGCAACCAACCGCAGTGGGCGAGGTGCTGGCGGAAATGGGCGTTGCCGGTGGTGCCCCGATGTTGGCGGCCCGGCCCGACTTGGTGCCGCAGGTTTGGGCGACGTTGGCCACACGGTTTGGGTTGTAAATGAGCGCCCACGCATTTCTCGCCCCGAGCAGCGCCCATCGCTGGGTGCTGTGTCCAGGGGCACCGGCAATGGAGGCCCGCTACCCCGAGCAGGGCGATAAACCCTCGGCGGTGGAGGGCACTGCGGCCCACGCGGTCATGGAGGCGTTGCTTCGCAATAAGCCCGTGCCCGCCGACGCGACGCAGGAAATGATCGACGGCGCAATGCTGGTGGTCGACGCGGTTAAATTCACACTCGACAAATACCCGGGCACATGGCTATGGGTGGAGCAACCCGTGCAGATACCCCGCGTGCACCCGCTCAATTGGGGCACGCCCGACGTCGTGCTGTGGAATGAGGAGGCGCGTATGCTGGTCGTGCTGGATTACAAATTTGGCCACGATATTGTTGAGGTTTTCGAGAATTGGCAACTTGTCGATTACACCGCAGGCGTGCTGACCCATATCTCAGCAATGATGCGTGCCGCAGACTTGCCGCCAATTCCCGATACTGAGATTACCGTCACCATGGTGGTGGTGCAGCCCCGCGCATATCACCCGGATGGGCCATTACGTAAGTGGCAAACCACAGGTGCGGCCATTGCAGACCGCATCCACCACCTCTCAATGGCGGCCATGGAGGCCACCAGCACCACCGCCCAGTGCAAGCCCCACCCGGTGGCCTGTGAGCATTGCAGTGCCCGTCACGCATGCGATGCGCTACAGCACGCAGCATACCGTGGAATGGACATTGCCAGGGCAGCTATCGGCGTGGATCTGGCACCCGCCGCATTGGGGCTGGAATTGCGCATGGTCAATGAAGCACTGCAATTGCTTGAGGCCCGCAAGTCGGGGCTCGCACAGCAGGTAGAAATGCTCATGCGTTCCGGTAAGCCCGTGCCGCATTGGACGATGGTGGCCGGGCAGACACGCGAGAAATGGGTGAAGCCTGACGCAGAGGTAATTGCCTTGGGCGTCATGATGGGGGCCGACCTCGCAAAGCCGCCAGAAGCCATCACGCCAGCGCAAGCCAAGGCCAAAGGTGTGGACGCCACAGTGATCGCAGCATTCAGCATGCGGCCACCGGGTGCCATGAAACTTGTGATTGACAACGGTGCGCAAGCTCGGAGGGTGTTTGAATGAACCTCGCAGACAAAATCCACGCGGTAACACTTGGTCACTCGCATGACGACGTGCTGGAGGCGCTGACCACAGTTGCTATGAAAATATCGAAGCAATCGGGTAAAGAATTTCTGGCCGATAAGCTCGATGCGGCCTGCGTCGGCCACCACCCCACGCTGGCATGCGTCATGCTGGCCGCCAGTGCAATGATGCATGTAGAGTCGTTGTCGCAACCAATGCAAAACGCAATGTTGCTGGCAGTCAAAGATATGTTTGACAATCCCGTCAAATAGTGATTACAATATCAATTCCATCAACCAACAAGGAACAAAAATGGATATTCAACTTGGCAAAAAGTACCGCGATGCAGTCACCGGCTTTGTCGGCACTGCGACTGGTATTTGCCGCTACTTGCATTCTGACGCATCCGTTCGCCTTGAGGCGACGGTGGCCGACGACGGCAAGCCTGTGACTGAACTGTGGTTGCCAATTGGCCGCCTCGTAGCCCTATAACTCTGAAAGCAATTTATGTCTAAATTCCTGACCCCAATCGGTCGCCTTGTCCAAGGTGACGCCATGACCCCCCAAACCAAAGATCAGCAGGGCGCACCCCTGACGATCAAGACCGGCCCCAACGCTGGCCAGCCAACGCAACGCTATTTCATTGCCGTCGCATTCCGCAAGGGCGACCCTGCCGCAGAGGCGTTTATTGCCACACTGCACAACGACGCCCGCGCCGCATGGCCACAGTGGCACGACGCCACGGGTCGCTGCACGCACCCAAAATTCAGCAACAAGATTACTGACGGCGACGGTGTGGACGATAACGGCAAACCAAATGCCACCAAAGAGGGTTTTGCTGGCCACTGGGTCGTCAAGTTTTCCAGCAGCTACCCGCCCAAGTGTTTCCACGCTGGCCGCTACCAGCCGCATGAGCAGATCCAATCGCCGCTGGAAATTCGCCGCGGATACTTTGTGCGTGTCGCTGGCGGCGCTGAGACAAACGGCAACGCGCAAAAGCCCGGCATCTACGTCAACCTCGACATGATTGAACTGGCCGCCCAAGGTCCTGAGATTGTCAGCGGACCCGATGCAAGCGCGGTGTTTGGCGGCACCCCTGCCGGTGCGATGCCTGCCGGTGCCTCCCCACTGCCACCCACAGGTGCCCCAGCACCCGCTGGCCGCGCCATGCTGCCAAAGGCCGCACCGTACACCTATGAGCAGTTGGTCGCCTCGGGCTGGACTGACGCCGCCCTGATTGCGCAAGGCATGATGGCGCCAGCCCCCGCCAGCATTGCGCCGCCTGCTATCAATCCTGTAGCGCCACCCATGCCACCGGCAGTCACCTACGTGGCGCCAAACCCTGCCTTTGCGGCCACGCCACCGCCCCCTGCGCCTATGCCACCAGCCCCACCGGCACGCCAGATGCTGCCAAAGGCCGGTGCGTACAGCTATGAAATGCTGATCGCTGCGGGCTGGAATGACGCCAGCCTGCGTGAACAAGGGATGATGCTGTGAAAACCGCCGCTGAGACTGTCAAAAGTCGCGGCGGCGCGCGTGCGGGTGCTGGTCGCAAGGTCAGCCCCGACACGCGGCGCAAGGTCGTGTGCATCCGACTGAGCGACGCAGAGCACGCAAAGTGGCTCGCCAAGGGTGAAAACGCATGGTTGCGAAAGCTACTCAAATGATCATCACACGCATGCTCGCACTGCCCGGTATTTACCGTTGCGGCGTTGCCATGGGTGCCGGTCGCATCCACATGGCCTACCGCTGCGCACGCTTCGCAATCACCGGCTACACCGGGCGCTACCAGGTTGGGAGATTGTGGAAATTATGACCATCCCCAAACCCCCCAGCCGGTGCGACACAGAGTGTTACCAGAATTATTGGCTTTGCAGTTTTGACACTGGCGAGGAATTTGATTTCTGGCCCGGCAAAGAACTTGACATTGCAGGACTGTCCGCAGCGTTGCGCAAGTATTGCGTGGTCACCTTCAACGGTCAGCACTATGACATGCCGCTGATCTGCCTCGCGCTCCAGGGCGCCAGCACAGAGCAATTGAAGGCGGCCAGCGATAGCATCATTGTGGGCGGCCTCAAGGGCTGGCAAGTGTGCCGCGTGTTCGATTGGATCGACCACATCGACCTGTTCGACGTGATGCCGGGCCAAGCGTCGCTCAAAATGTATGGCGGCAAGATGCACAGCAAACGCTTGCAGGACCTACCAATCGAACCGTCTGCCATGATTACCCCCGAGCAACGCCAGGTGCTGCGCCTGTATTGCCGCAACGACTTGGCGACCACAGGTGACGGGCACCGCGCCATGTCTGCGCAGTTGGCGCTGCGTGAGGCCATGAGTGCGGAATATGGCATCGACCTGCGCAGCAAGAGCGACGCGCAGATTGCCGAAGCGGTCATGAAAGCACTGCTGCCGTTCAAAGTGGAACGGCCCTATATCGCCCCGGGCACGCGGTTTACCTATCGCCCGCCAGAGTGGCTTAAATTCCAATCGCTCGACCTGTTGGAGCAACTGTCGCGCATGGAATTTGTCATCAACGATGAAGGCAGTGTCTCGCCACCCTACGCCGCGACCTTTATTGATTGGGGCGACGATCAGATCCGCATGGACCCACATGGGGTCTGGGTTAAGCGCCCGCAAGGCTGGGTCACGCGCCCGGTCACAATCGGCCGCAACAGTTACGCCGTGGGCATTGGCGGCCTGCACAGCATGGAGTCAAAGGTTTGCCAAGTGGCCGACGCTGACTATGAACTGACCGACCACGATGTGGCCAGCTATTACCCGAGCCTCATTTTGGCCACCGGCATTTACCCGCAGCAAATAGGCCCCGACTTCGCGCGCATTTACCGTGAGTGGTACGACCGGCGCATGACGGCCAAACGGGCAGGCAATAAAAAAGATGCCAACAGTCTCAAGACCTTGCTCAACGGCACCTTTGGAAAACTGGGCAGCGTGTGGTCGATTTTCTACGCGCCAAGCGAAATGATCCAAGTCACCGTTGGCGGCCAACTCATGCTGTTGATGCTCATTGAAATGCTAGAAATATGGGGCATTCAATGCGTGTCGGCCAATACTGACGGCATCGTTTTGCGCACGCATAAATCACTGGTCCCGCTGCGCAATGAGTGCGTCGCATGGTGGGAGCGTGTCACCGGCTTTGAGACCGAGATTACCCGCTACAAATTGCTGGCCAGCCGCGACGTGAACAGTTATGTGGCCATCACAACCGACGGCAAAGTGAAAACCAAAGGCGCATATGCGGCCCCCGAGCCCGGCCCGAGCGGCTGGCCCAACCCTACCGGCCAGATCGCGGTCGACGCGGTGGTTGCCTACCTACAAAATGGCACCCCCCTGGCAGACACGGTGCGCGCATGTGCCGATATTCGCCAATTCCTGCATGTGCGCCAGGTCAAAGGTGGCGGCAGCTACTGCCCCGACGGCGTGCTGCCAAAGGCGCCGACTCAACTATTCATGCGCTCGGTGGTTGGCGACATAAAAGACAAGGCCGAACTGATCGGCACTTACGGCCATGCGTGCGCACAGGAGGCCGCCAGGCGCGAGTACCTCGGCAAGGCGGTGCGTTGGTACTATGCCAAGGGTAGCAAGGGTTGCATCGTGACGCCCACGGGGGGCATGGTGGCCCGCAGTGAGGGTTGCCGCCCGCTTATGACGCTACCCGACGTGCCGCCGCCTGACATTGACTACGATTGGTATATCACCGAAGCGCGCAGTCTGCTCGCGGATCTGGGGGCGGTGACGTGAACCTCAACTCAATCGCCACCGCTATTTGGGATGCCTTAGCCATAATAGGCCTGTTTGCCGCGACCGCGATGTGGGTTATCGTGGCCACGCATCCACCAACGCCCGATGGCGTAGTTGGCAATCGCGATAGGCTTCCACCGTGCCTATCGACCACCGTAAAGCCGGGCCACCAGTGCCGTCAGTCAGCGCGCGCAGGGGCGGGCAAGGTGCCGCCAGCGACGCCGGAATTGCCGGTGGCAGCGGTTGCGTCGGCAATGGCGCGCAAGCCAGCGTCATCAAAGCAAACATCACGGTAAATAGGATTTTGGACAACATGGTCGACCCTTTCAGTAATGGTCAGAAACTTGGTGCGCTCACCGCCACGGGCGGCCTCGTAGCCACCGGCAGCGGTGTCCACACGCTTGGCTTGCAGTACCTTGCCCTCGCGCTCTGATTCGATGCGCTCCAGTTCCGCGGAGTCGGCCCGCAGCGATTGCCACTCCCATGCCGTACCGAAACCCGTGGCAAAACCCGCAACCAGCAGGCCACCGGCAATCAGCAGTGTGGGTGGGATGATCATTTTGCGAACCGCAGCAAAGCGTCCCATAGTCCCGACGCCTTGGCTGCCGCGATAAGCTGCACATCAGATCCAGCCTTGCACAGTTTGCCCAATGGCTCGACCATCTTTAACTCAAGCAGGCGGCCCAGCAAATACTGCTCGGTGACGGCGGGCACCGGGACTTGCGTGCCCGGCAGTGGGTTGCCGTAGTCATCCCAAATTGCGCCAGCATACCAATCCAAGTATTGCGCTTTGTCGATGGTGATCCGAATCACAATTTCAAAGACCCGGTTGCCAGGTGCTTGCAATACGTCGATGTAAAGCCACTGCCCCGTGGTCACCACAACGGGTGAATCGAGACCGCCATCGCTCAATTTGACGTTACCGGCACTGGCGGGCGAGAAACAGGGCACCTCGGCACCTTGCACCAAGGCGGCCAGTACGTTGCGCAGATCCACCGCCGCAGCATTCGCGGGCGTCACATCATTTGGTCCACCGGTCGGTGGCTGACCCATGCGCATCAACGCCTTGGTTCCGGGGGCGTCAGAGGACATATCGACAAAAGTAAATAGCGTGCCCTGCAGACTGCGCGTGCCGGGTGGCACCCACACTCTCCATTTGAAATTCGCGGACTCACCGACAACGCTGTACATGCCGAATGTATCGCCTTCATCGCTCAGGCCCAGCGCCCCGGGTTTGAACACCTCGCGCAAGCCTGTATTGCCGCGACCGACCAATGCTGTGAAGTTCATGGATGAAAAGCCCTGTTGCCGCTTGGTGGACTGCGGGTTGTCCAGTGACTCCAGCCGGGAGTCGCGTCGGGGTGTTCGATAAAAATGCCGTAGACTGCCAAGCGGTCTAAATGCGCCATGCACCATTTATCAATGTCGCCGCGAGGGTCGTAGCGGTCGACGCCCATGCCGGTCTTGTGTGAGCTATTCGGAGCCCCCTGTGGGCATTCCGGTGGCCGCCAGCCCCCGAACGTCGTACCGCTCACACCGCTGAGTGTCTTTGGATTGTCAGGAAATATCACGCCACCGCGCATCATTTCCACTTCCAACGCACAGCACGCTGCTAGCAATTTTGTAGCATTCTGCTCATACACAGCGGACCACGCGGGGTGCGTGCGGTGGGGGCCGACGTATTGCAAAAGAGTAATCATGGGCGTGGGTCGTCAAATCGACGGTGTGGGCGGTACATGTCACGAATAAATTGGACCGGCAGACCGTAGCGCCAGTTTTGCGAAACAATCATTTCCATGACCACCATGGGGCCAAATACAGCCAGCATGGGGCCGTCCGGCAGCCAGCCATAGAGTGGTGCCCCGATGCCAATTAACGCCCCAAGGCCTGCTACAACCAGCACCAGGCGCACGCTCACCTTTGTGGTTTTGTCGACGTGGATCAATCGGCAGAACACTGACCACAACAGCACCGCACAAAGAGACTCCCAAAGCAGGAGCGTATTCATCATGGTTGTTTTCCCCCGGCAGTAGATATTAGCGCCTGCATTCGATTCTTGATTGATTCGATAATGTCTTGCCACCTATTGCCCAGCGCCCCAATCCCGAACGAAACGAATGCGTAGGCCTCGGTGACTGCCAGCCCGGCCCATGGCCCGACGATACCCGCAATCAACGAGGTAAGCACCACGGCGGTAATGAGGCACCGCAGCATTAGCCACAACCCCTGCCGCTGACGCCAGCGTCTGGTCGCCTCGGGCTCCATGTCTGCCGGTGGGGTAAATGCAGTGCCGCTCAACGCCCACAGGGCACCACCAATGCTGCCCAGGACGATGACGACATACGGACCCGCGTGCGGGCCAAACGCTGCAACCGCCAGGGTTATGAGGCTGACCGCTTCGATGGGGGCTTGATTTGGCATTATTCGTCCTTTTTATACGTCCAATCTACGCCGGTCGCGATTACACCGTAGTAAATTTCGCCGTTGAGCGAAAGCGATGGCAAGTGTAGTTCTTTCGTCTCGACTTTCCACATGGGCTCGTCAACGCTCAAATCATTGTTCCACGTCACACCTTGAATGTCGAAGATGGCGCCAAACACGTTAAACACTTCGCGCATGGACATTTTTGATGCGGTGTATTCCAGCATCAGGGGGATCGTCAACCTGCCGTTGTCAAAGAGCGGCGGGTCGGCGGGAATGTACCCGGGGAATGGAGTCATTGGCCATGGTGTACGGGTGTAGCGGTGCAACTGGGTGAACAGTCGCAACTCAGTCCAAGGCCACCAATCAGTGACCATGCCCGACCCTTGGATCAAAAAGCCCCGCGTCTTGTCATAGCCGACGCATGCTTCAACGTGGGCCATGGCCACACCGTACCGCTCGGTAATGATGGCCGACCCGTTGCAGATCGCACGCATCAACTGGCGCTGACCATTGATGCGCTTGGTTGCGAAACCACCTTTGTGGTCGTCGGCATATTGGAATGCCTCGGAGCTTGGCATTTGCAGCGGGAAACCGTCGAATGGATAGAGCGAATCCGGCACGTAACCAACCCTGTTTGTTGTGGCTATCGTATGCTCAATTGACGATTGCCTCGGGTCCATGTAGTACCAGCAAAAATATGGGCTGATCTGCAAATTGATGCCCGCCCGGTGCGCCATGGCCTCGGCGCTTGACGAGAAACCAAAACACCGGCATGTGTCGCCTTGCTGTAGCTCTTGGCGGGTCCAGGGGTTCAGAAACGATGCGCTATCGGGGAATACTTCCTGTTGCATGATGCCGCCTATGTGTTGGAGTAACCATAGACGCGCACCTTCCCGGTGGCCACAAAGTTAGCGCCACCGTTCCAATACAAACGAAAACCGCTGATAGCGTTGGCACCGTTGTATGCATGCGCGTACCCGACTCCGGCAAACGTAGGCGTTGCAGAATCCTGTCCAGATGCAGTTGACTTTCCGGTCTTTGCATTGGTCGCATCGTTTGCATTGCTTACCGTCATGTCGAACCCGCCACCTAGGCCCGCCGATGTAAAGGTGCTAGACAATGCCATCCCGGTATTGGCGGCAACGCTTGCGCCCGCGACACCGGCAGAAAAGTATTTAGATCCAGTGTCGGGCGTGCCAGCCACGGCAAATCGCATGTTCAATGAGTCGTTTGAACTTGGCTTTAGCCCGCTTGCAATAATCAAATAGTTGTCATACGTGCCGCTGAATACAGACAAAGAGTCCACGTTCGCTGCCGCCGTTGGGGTCAGCGTCGCAAGCAGAACCAACGCGCCCCCCGGGCCAATATCCCCTTTGTCGCCGGTCGCTGTGAATTTGAGTACCAGTGAGTCACCGTTGGTAAACGGGTTGGTTGCGCTACTGGCGACGGGCACCACCGTCAGGTTTTTATAACCGCTGGGCGACGCTACCGACGACACGCTAAATTCCAGCCACTTGGTGGCGTCGGTCAGGCATTGCAGCAAGATGTGGCCCTTGACCGCACTGGTGCTATCGTCAAAGGTGTTTATCACGTCGGTCCAAGTGGAACCGTCGGCACCGACCAGATCCAGCCGAATAACGGTAGACGCATTTTGCGTGCCGCTGCTCAAGCGCATAAAGCCCGCACCAGGGTCCGCGTCGGTGGTCGTGCTGCTAAATACGTAGGGCAGTGCCATGGCCCCACCGGCAGCAATGGCGCTCATGGTGGCCACAGCGGCATTCATGGCGGCTACAGTGGCGTTTATTTCAGGCACCATCGTGCCCTCTTGCCAGGTCACATAGTCCTCTGCGTTGGCAGGGAATGTCGGGGGGTTGCTGCGCAACGGCAGGTCGCCTGTGTATGGGGTTATTGATGGAATTATCATTATGAGAGCCCGTTTACTTCAATTGTGAAAATGATGTGGTCACGGTAGGCCACAGTGTAAGACCATTCCTGCACCGGGCCAAATGTGGTCAGTGGCGACAAATCAATGTCAGGCGACGGCACGTAGACTGCAGGAATGGCGCGCAGTTGCGTCAAGGTGCTGACCACACGGCGGAATTGCGCTTTTGGCACTTTGAATGACAGGCTGTTTTGCTTGGCAAAGCCCCGCACAACCAGGGTACGCTCGCCGTATGCGTCAGCTTCGTTGACCGAAAAGTCAATGATGCCACCCGTGGCGCCGTTCAATACCTCGCCCAACGGTACAGACAGGCCGACCAAAAAGCCCGCCACCCCAACCTCGGTGCTGCCGGTGGTGCCGGTCACGGTCAGACGCACCTCGCCGTTGCGATACGGTGGCATGCTGCCGGTGCCGGTGGTGCCGTCAATGCCGCCAAACAGCAAGTCGGTGTACACATCGAACGGGTCAAACCAGTAGCTGTACCAATCGCCAATGTAGGTAGCGTCCAAAGTCTTTGTCTCGGACCACACAAGGTCGGCGCCAGTGCGACCGGCACCGCCGAATGTCTCCCAAAGCACGGTTGCCGCACCTGTGACGCCGGTTACAGACCCGCTGCTAAACACAACACCAGGCTTGACCTCCACAACCAACGATCCAATGTCGTGGGTGGCGGTGGTCGACCGTGTATCAAACATCGCCCATTGCTCAGTGGCACCCAGCACCAGCCACCAATCCTCGGAACCGACTGCCCCGGGCACATGGTCGGTGCCCACGCTTGTGCGGGTGTAGGTTTGCAGGCACTCATAGCGCACATGCGCGTATTTATAGGTGTCGCCGTCCGTGAAGGTCTGCGAGCCTGCCGTCCACGCTGTCCACGTAGTGTCGGCACTCTCGGTCGCGCTGCTGCTGATAAGCTGCGCATCCGTGGTTATTTGCGTTGGCTGTAGGACATTGAAAGTCATAATTTAAACCCGTTGTGGTGGCATGCCATCCTTGTCCCACTTGAACTGAATTTTAGCGGCCTTTTGCGCCGCGATAATCAGCGCCACGTCGCGCGCCTCGGCCTCGGCCCGTAGACTCGCCACCTCGGCCTGCAAATCCTTGACCGCCTGCACCAGTACGTCATTGTTGGCCTTGGGACTACGCAGAGTCTCCATGAGAATGGAATTGTCGGCGGCGGGTAACACACGCTCGCCAGGGTGCAACTGAGCCAGCATCTTGCTCGGCACGAAATTGATACCACGCTCAAACTTGGGCACCTCGGCGCTAAATCTGCGGATCTGATCGAGCATCGAGCCCGACACACCCAACTCTGCCGCCCGAGCCACTGCGGCGGCCACACCGTTGGCGTCTGAGTAGTCGTTAAGCATGGCGGCAATGTCGCGCGCCCAATATAGATCAGTGCCCATTGGCCCATCAGTACGCACCAACCCGTCTGTGGTAATCGACGCGCCGGTTGGCCCGGTGTACACCCCACCGCCGACCATGCCGGGACGGTAGGTGTTTGGGTCTACCGTGGGCGTGCCGGTGCCACCTGTCACTGGCACTGTAGGTGTGACCACAGGGGCGTTTGGCACCACGGGCGGCACTGTGGGTGTGTCGGTTGGTGCCGGTGCGGTGGGCGTGTATGTCTGCCCATAAAGTTGGGCCAGCATCGCCTGTGCGGCCTCTGCGGCAGCCTGACTGATCTTCAACGCGGCGGCGACTGTGGCCTTTGCGTTGTCGAAAAAGTCCCGCATGACCTGACCGTCACTGCCAAGGTCTTGGGTTGCTTTTATGTAGCGGTCGGCCAGGTCGCTCTCAGCGGTCGAGAGTTTAGCTTGCATGGCGATGGCCAGCGTGCGCGCATCAAATTCGGCCTTTGACGCCACCTCCAATTCTTGGTACGCACGCACCAGCGGGTCGGTCGCCTGCGCCACTTCCTTGGGCAGCTTGGCCAACTGCGCCTGACCGGCAGCGATACCGGCCTTGAGTACGATGCGCACCTTTGCCTCGTCGCGGCGGTAGTCCACGATGCTGGCGCTGTAGCCTTTGGACAAGTCGAGGAATGATTTGGCGGCGGCGGGCAGTTGGTTGACCGCAGCAAGGTCGCCACCCTGCGCGCGTGCGGTCAGGTCGTTGAAGTTTTGCCGTGCGCTGGCCAGGCGCTCGGTCGGCTTCGCAGCGTTATCGAGCGTGGCCAGGAATGACTCAAAGCTGCCGATGGTCTGTTGTAAGGCCTGCGCGACCCCTTGCTGGGCCGCCAGCACACGCTCTTGGGCCGCAATGTACTTGCTGGTGGCCTCGGCCCGCAGCGAGTCGATAACGCCTTGTGCGGCGTCAATGCGGCGCCCCTCGTCGCCGTTGAGGTAGCCATTGGCTGCGGTGGCGGCGGCCATGGCAGCGGCGGCGTCGTTGGTGGCGGTGGCGGCCGCCTTGGCTTCGGTGGTCAGGCCCGCAAAGGCACCCGCGACCGACAACAACGTCGCGTAATTCTTCTGCCCGGCCTCGGTCGTCAGAACCTGCGCATCGACCAGGGCGCGGAACGTCTTGATTGCGACCTCTGCGGGCTGGGCCAGCACGTCGGTGACTTGCTGCACGTCGATACCGGCACCGGCAGAATTGAGCGCATCAGTGATATTCTTGATCGTCTGTACGCGTTTTTCTTCGACCGAATAAAACTTGTCGTAATAGCCGCCCAAGTTGGTGCCAAGGTTTGCCAACCCACCCGAGAATGTGGCCAGCGACTCAGTGGCCTTGAGTGACAGATCCCGCAGGGCAACGAACGGCAAGAGCGCCAACTGATCGTGAACTGCTTTGATGCTGTTGGCATAAGCCAGCACTTGGTTGATCTGCTCTTGCGTCGCGGTCGTCGCGACCAGACCGTCAAATACACCCGCCAGATACTTTGGCAACTCGCTACCCTGGAGCGCCGCAAACACTGCCCGGCTGGCCTCCAATGTCAGCGCCTCGGGGCTGGCCTTTAGTTCGCCGGTCGAGTAACCCGCACTGCCAACCCCGACCTGTACGCCAAATTTACCGCCGTCGGAGTTGTTGGATCCGTAGGCAAATGATCCGCCAGGGTTGGTGCCGCCAAATTGCTTGATAAGGCCAGTGTACGCATCCTTAATGCCCTGCACATATTTGTCGGCCTCGGGCGTGACAAAATTATTGCTGAGCGCACCCTTGCCGGTAGACGCGCCCGAGGCGTCAAACGCCATGACACTACTGCCGGTAGGTTGGACGTACTCACCTTTTTTGAACAACGATGCCAGCGCGACCGCCGCCAGGGCGTATGGACCTAACGCACCAGCGATCTGCCCAAGGCCCGACGCAATGGCGGTGCTGGTGCCCGTGGCAATGCTTGCAAGACCACCTTCGATGGCCACACCGGTGGCAGCGCCGAAGCTGCTCACGGTGGCACCAAAACCCGCTGACAGCGATGACCCAAACGTGGTGCCAAGTGCTGCCAAGCTGCCTGCTTGCGCCACCCCGCTAGCGGCGGCGCCCGCAGTGCCCGCCACGGTCGGCATGCCGCCCACCGCCGCAGTGTAAATCCGCATTGTGATGGGCCGCAGCGTCAGGTCGTATAGCGTATTGACAACGTACTTTTTGAGCGCATCGCCCATCTTTTTGGCGGCACTTTCGCCACCATCAATCCACGACGCAAACGCATCGTGCGCGAAGTTGTTGATGTTGTTCCAGCCGCGCCGCCATTCCTCCACCGCCGCCCGTGTGGCATCCTTGTTGGCGGCAATCTCTGCCAGGTGCGCATCCTTGGCGTTTATGTCTGTGCGCAGTTGCTTGCGCAGAGCAATTTCACGCTCAATTTGTGCGACCGCAGACTGATTGTTTCCAATTCCCTCAATGACTTTTTGCTCTTCAAGTCGCGCGATGGCCACAATGTCGATAGCCTCGGCCAGCGACACGCCTTTTTCGGCCTGCACCTTGTACGCCTCGGTTTCATCGTGCAACGACTCAAGACGTTTCTCGACACTATTGGCCGACTCTCGCCGGGCGTCTGTAGCATCCTTGGCGTATTTGGCAGCAACCTTTTTTGCATCGCTGAGAGTTTCCTCGGCCTGCGCTTCGCTGGCAGCCATGATGATGGCCTCCTGCCGCGCACGATTGAATGTCGCCCACTCAGGGCCGCCCATGATGGCGCGCAGCACACCCTGCGTCTTGCTCAGACCCTCGGCGCTGACGGTCGCCTTGTTCTGGATTTTCTCCAGATCGTCCAGCGCCTTGTTGTACGCCTTGACCGACTCAGTGGCTGCGCTATCCGCAACAAACTTTGGCCCCTTGGGGTCTTTGAACTGGTCGCGGATCTTGGCCTCGGACACTGCACGCGCAGTGATGTTTTCTGCCATTTGCTTGGCGGCCTCTTTGTCGCCATCGCGCGCCCGCACTGCCAATTTCTCTTGCGTGGCCGCAAACTTGGTATTCAGTTCACCCAGTTCACGGGTCAGCTTGACCTTGTTGGTGAGGTACTTTTCGCCAATCTGTGCAAATTCATTTTGAGCCTTGAGCGCCCGGCCATTCTCGCTCTCCGCCGCCGCCGCTGCGTCTTTTGAATCGCGCACCTTTTTGAGCAACCCTAATTGCTCACGCAAACCCTCCAACTCGGAAAGCGCACCCTTGCCAAAATAACCTTGGTTGTCGCCAGGCTCAATGCGCCCAGTGCGAGAATTTTTGAGCCGACCCTCCAACTCTGCAATCCGCTTTGTGAGCGTGTCTACAGGGTCCGCGTCCCGGCCAACGCCTTTGGCTGCATCCCAAAATATCGACCAACCTTTTGACACAGAACGCAATGCGCTTTCCATGTAGCCCAGGTTTTCCGTGACTTTGCCAAGCCGCTGATTCGTAACGTCAGCGTAAGCGTTTTGCGCCACTGCCGCCGCGTCAGCCGTGCGCCCCTGATCCTCCAGCGCCTTGATTTGCCGGTAAATACTCAGGGTCAGGAAGTTGGTCGACTCGTTCAGCTTGAGCGAGGCCTTGAGCGGTTCTTTGCCAAGATCCTCAAACAGTTTCACCGTGTCACCAATAGAGGTGCCCAGTTCTTTTTGAGCCCGCACCGCGACCTCGGCAAACTTGGCAAAATTGGTGCTGGCCAGTTGACCACTGGCGGCGAATGCGGCCAGCGCCTCGGCGGCGGCACCCTTGGTTCCACCCGTGGCGGCGGCCACAGTAGATTGCAGCGCAACCAATTTTGTGGTCGTCAGGCCCGCATAGTTGCCGGTCAAAATCAAAGCCTTGTTAAATGCTTCTGACTCTGCGGCACCTTGGTGCCATGCAAGACCAATAGCACCGATTGCAGCGGCGGCCAGGGTGAATGGGTTAATAAGCCCCACCACGTACCCTGCCAGCGCCTTGAAGGCCGGGCCAACGCCCCCGAACACGTCTTTTAACTGGCCACCCTGTTGTAGCAGCACGGTTAGCGGTGCCTGCCCGCCTTGCAAGGACACCACAATGTCGGTGAATTGGGCGGGCACTTGACGCAGCGCGGCGCTTGTGGCCTTCGCCGTCATGCCCAGCTTTTCCATTTGCTGGGTTGCTGGTGCCAACGACGCAGCGGCGGCGGCCTCGCGGGCGGCGTCAGCCATGCGCTTTTGCTCGGCGGCGGCGGCGCGGGCGGCCTCTTGCAACCCGCGCAACTCTGCGATCTGCTTGGCAATCAGCGGGTTTGTCTGCGCCTGTTTTGCGTAGACTTGATCGTAATAGTCAGCGGTCGCTCGGCCACCGGCTTTTAATGCGGCAATCTCCCGGGCTAGGTTGCGCTCGGCGGCGGCGGCACTGCGGTTAGCCGCAGTCGCGGCCCGCGATGCTGACTCGGTGGTGGTGTCCGCACCCACCTTTGCAGTGGTGGCCGACCGTTGGAATGCTGATGCCATCCGGTCGACCGCACCGACCAGGCGCTCCACGTCGCTGATAGCACCGTCAACGCTTACCGATGCTTCTAAAAGAGTGAGATTTGCTGCGGGTTCGGACATTGGGGCACCTCGGAATGGATGCCCCAATTATCACTTACTGTTGATGGCGGCAATAGCCGCAGACTCCATGACACGGAACCCTAAAAACATATCGTCCCATTCCTCGGGCGATAGTCGCAGGTTGTCCATGCGGGCAAAAAGTGGCACGTAATTTATGCCGACCGGCCCATTGCCGCCCATGATGAATTGGGCGCCGACCTCACGAAATATTTTGACGATGGGCCAATTTTCCGGCCACACTTCGATTTCGTCGCCCTCAAAATCGGCAAGTGTGAGCCCAAGCATTGCAAGCTCCAACTCCGATGGGTCGGGCGCATACAGTGCGTGGGCAATGGCCTTTAGTTTCCCAGTTTGGCCTGTGTGATTTCGGCGATGTACTTGTCCAAAATGGCCGCAGCGCCGCCCAGGTACTGCTCGTTGAATTGCTCCACGTTCTCAACCGTAAATGGCTCGTCCAATGCCCAGCCAACGGTGCATTCCATGATGGCTTCAACGTTGTTTTTCTCAGCCAATGCGGTCATCCACTCGGCGAACTCTTTGCGAGTGCGGGCCTTGAATGTGAACACCACGGTGTCGGGCTTTTCGCCAGGGATGGGGATGGCCACAGGTGCTGTAAATGTGGGCTTTTGGGTCAGGGTGATGCGGGTTTTGGCCATTTGATTCTCCAATTAAAAGACCCGCCGATGGTACACCAAGGGCGGGCCGATTTGACGGCTAGGTCAAAATTTACTTAGCTTGCGTAGCGAACAGGCGGGCCTTGCAAACTGAACGTCGCGCTCACGGCCATGATGTTGTTCTTCGTCATAGATGGCGTCTTGTTCAACGATACGTACCCGTTGTACACGATGACCGAACCGTCGGGCAATGTGCATTTCAGGCCGGTCAGGGCGCGCGACTCGCTTGCGGCATCCAGCGCGATGTAACCGGCCAGCGATGCGTCGTCGGCAATGCTCAACGACATGGACATGGGGCTGGCCTGGGTTGGCATTTGCGATTCAAAGTCCTGCTCAAGGAACGAGTAGTTCGCAAACTGCATTTCGCCGCCGCTGGAAGTCAAATCGAGGATCTGCGCGATCTGAGTCCAGGCGGTAATCTCGCGCACGCTACCGGTGCCGGTGGCGGCAGGGTAGTTGGTGGTGCTGGACGAATTGATGCCCTCATAGGTAACGCTTGAGCCCGACGCACTTGCTGCACGCACGATGCGGTTATTCAGGCGGGACCAGCCGCTGGTAACCTCCATGAAATTGCCGGTTGTGATGCCGTGGGCGGACGATGTAGTGGCCACTGCTGGGTTCGCATTGGTCACGGCGCTAACTGTGTCAGCGGCTGCGTAGGCAGTTGCCAGCGCCAAGATGACGCCATTTGGAAGTTTCACACTCATGATTTCACCTTGGTGGTTGGTTTACTCAAAAT